ATTTTTTAGAAACTTTACTTTCAAAGAAGACTTTCTCTGAAGGTCAATTTCATATTCATCTTCTCCCTTAGAGAAAGAGAGATAGATTGAATATCCAGCGTTTAACTCTCGATTAGGAATATCTGCTTTTTTAATTCCCTTCGAGTTTTTGTTAAACAAAACTTCTTCGAGTATTAATGGAATTGAAGATTTACCAACCCCGTTGCTACCCAATATCTGAGTAAGGCGAGTGGAGGATAAATCAATTTCATTGTCTTCTCCATACGAGAAACAATTACTCCACTTCAAGGTTTTTAGCGTAATCATTAAATATTCCTACTATATCTGGTATTTTTTCTTCATTTATTTCTAATACATAGAGAAGGTATTCTACTAATTCTTCTCCTATCGTAAGCTCCTTGTCAAGAACAAGAGTAGCTTCAGAACTTCGTTTTACGACTTTCTTATCCAGAAGCTCAGTAGAGGCTACTTTCGCAAGATCGCCCAGATCTCCTTCGAGTTCATAGATTACATGATCGTACAATCCTGTAGTCATCTCAGAAGGGTCTGAAACGGTCTTACGAAGTAGTTGTGGAAGCTCTAACTTCTCCCAATACCATTCCCAGTCTTCCGCTATCATTAGCACTCCAGTTTCCACTTTTGATCTGTGAAAACTTGTAGTCATAGGACTACCAGGATATACTATGTTTCTTTGGCAGTTTGAATGCGAGTGCAGATCTCCCGCAAAAACAACTGGAAATTTATTAAAGCGATCCAAATCAACCTCTGGAGTAACGTGAGGAGGAATCTCTCCGCGAACATGAGTAAACACGGGAAAGTCCTTATTTAGCATCTCTATTGAGTTTTTCTTGTGTAAATCACAATAAGGCAAAATGCTAAAACCTCTTTCATCCTCATATGCCTCATCAATTATAGTCACTCTTGGATTGATTGAAGTTGTTACTTCTTTTAAAGCACTAAAGAAAGTTTTATTTTTCTTTGTAGCTTCATGATTGCCGTCATAAATCAGTGTTTCAATCTCACACTTCTTTACAAAAGCAAAATATAATTCTAATTCTTCTATCGTTGGAACTCTGTCGAACAGGTCGCCGCCAATAATGTGCACATCTGCATCTTCTTCCAGTAAATGAATCTGGTGAAAGAACGTGTCATAGCGAGCACGTGCCCAGTTTAAGGGCACGTTTTTTTGACCAAGTTTAATATGCCAATCGGCAGAGAATAGAATTTTCATTAGGCAACGTCAAACTCGTCTTCAATAGACTCATCTACATTCTCATCAGCACCAGCACCGCCAGCCATAATTCGCTCAAGCAGTTCTTTCTGTGCGTCCGGAGTAGGACGAGGAAGTAATTCATCAATAGGAGTGGCAGAAGCTACAACTTCTTGCTCTTCATCCGTAAGAGGACGAGCACTCTTTTGACACTTCAAAGTTTGAAGAGTATACTCAACGTTATAAACATTCGGACCATTCTTCGTTCGCTTGAAATGAATATCCCAACCATTTTCTGGATCGGTCGGATCACCCAAATCTTCAGCAGCTACAAGAATTTGATCCATTAACTTCTTCTTGAGATTGAATACTTTTGCTCTGCCGTCAGTGGGATCTATGCACTGTACAGAGTAGGACCAGCCACACTTGAGGTCGGGATAATACTCACGAACCCAGTCTTTTTCAACATTTACAAAAGCTTCTTTTTGTCGGTCAAAAGAAAGACACTCCATTGGAATGTTCTTATCGTTTTCACCTTTTACCCAGTAGATATAACGTGGCAAGAGATCGCCAAAAAGACGAACACAATTGTCACCATTTTTATAAGTGTACTGCTCAAGAGACGACTTTTTAGCGCCGCCAGCAGAAGAAGTAAATTTAATACCCATAGTTTTCTCCGTTTTAATGTGTGACTTCTTCCCAACAGAAGAATATTTCGTCTTCGATTCGGGTAAGTAGCCTGTGGTTGTCAATAAGTTCTAGTCCAACTGGCGAGAGAGCCAGGTTAAGACTAGTTTTGCGTGTGACTTCATACTCAGCATAGCTGCGAAAACTAGCCAGTGCCACATACTGCGCTAGTTCAGTATCTCCGAACTTGCTTCGGTTCATTATGATTTTTTCTGGGTGCAGAAGGAAGCTATCGCCAGTCCAATCAACATGAGTCCAGCGATTTATAATATCCCACCGATTTCTCGGGAGATGGGGAAATGTTAGATATGCAATAAGACTAACGATATCAGAGGAAGAACCCTCCAACTTTCGATACATC